TTGATAACAACGGGTTTAACCAGTATATTAGTGCAGTTGATATTTTAGAAGCAAATGGTAATATTGTTGACGGAACTCAAGTTACACTTGAAACACTTGCATCAGATAGTAGATTTTCTCCGTGGAACGGACAACTATCACATGCATTTACACTTACTTTTGATGATGCAGATCATAGAAGAAACTTTTTTAATGCCGGCGGACAGATTTTTATCAGTGCGCAATTAGAAACTTCAAGCGGATCAAAAGCAAATGATTGGAAACAAATGTTAACCAATATGGGTGTAATACAATTCAAAGGAAATACCACTACAAAAACAGGAATCGGCGGAACGTTGTTTCCAAATGGCGATGGTCCTTTTGGTAACTTTAGTCTAACAGCATCTAATGTAACATTGTTTGAAAGAACAGGTCAACAAGCATCTTACGCAGAAAACAGATATTATATTTTTGCAAAAGAAGTTAGCACAAAAGCAATACAATTTACAATACAGTTCCAAGATCAAGATTTAGGTGATCCTAATATCGATGAACAAGTAGAAGGAACACTGGTAAGTAAAATCCAACAAATCAGACCAACTGGATCGTTTGTGTCTGTAGATTCTCCAAGTTATGCGGCACAGTCAAGTTTAGAACTAGGAGCATAATATGGTAGCCGTTGGTGGTTTAATTCAGGATAGTGATTACAAAGGCGCACTTGATAGAGTAAACGCGGTACTTGGTAACGGATCAGGACAGACCGGGTACGGTCAAGTATGTAGTAGTTACGAAACTCACAAAGATATAAGCGCAAATGACGAATTAGTTGAAGCAGATATTTTAAACGATATAAAAGCTGACGTTAATAAATGTCGTCAACATCAAACTAGCGCAGATGCAATCTCATCTACATGGGCAACAGGTAATATAATTGGCGCTGATGCTAGTGGCACATCTGCAAGTAATCTTGATCAAACATCTAAGGGTTTTAATGATGTATTAACTGCTATTACTACTATTGAAAATAATGCTGACGATGTTGACGAATTTACAGTTACAAATAATAGGACATTAATTAGTAGTACAAGAACATCAGCTTGGGGCGGCGACGGCGACCCAGATGATAACATCTATGCTGAATTAGATGTAACATTTGATGGCGGATATGATACAACTAACAGTAGTGGTAGTACCACTGCTTCGGGATCAGATCATCGTAGACACTTTTTTAATACTGGCGGCGATCTAAGATTTACATTTACCAGTGGAGGAAATACTGCTAAAGATCAAAATTGGCAGTCGATGTTTAATAATGTTGTAGTAATTTTTAAGAAAAATTCTACTACAGCTAATAGTGGCGCGGCAAGAGATGGTAGTACTGACGTAAACGGCGGCGGCATTGATAGTGCATTTGGTAATTACCAGCTCACAACTAGTTATAATTTAATATACAGAAAATATGGTTCTGGCGTGTATGATGAAAACTATTTTCAAATACGAGCAAAGCGTATTGGACAGGATGTCATACGTTTTAGAATAGATTTTAACGATGTAAATGAAGGTCAGCCAAATTTTGATGAACGTGTTAACACCGGATCACAAGAACAATCAGCAGGTATCCACATAAAACGTGCAACAGGCTCAAATGTTGAAATTTCTGAGCCCACTGGCAGTGAAGCTGTTTCTTTCCAAGATACTTAAATTCACCTCTTGACAAAAACAATCTAAGAGTATATAATTAATAATATACTTCTAGGAGAATCAGTATGGACGAGCGTCTTGAAAAAGCATTAGAGTTTTCTAATTACATGACAACGCTGAATAATCAACGAAGGATTATTAAAGAGCAGTTTTTAGAAAATTGTGTACATTATATTAACGGTGGAAAATTCTCAGTTAACAGGGAGTTAATAACATTCTGTCAAACCTTACGACATAATCATCAAGATGATGCAATTATTATTGATGATAACGAAACACCAATTAAAATAGATGATTTACAAAGTTTTTTAGATGAAATTTTAAATATTTACTTTACATCATCTTATGAATATCTAGACAAATATAATGAAATTAAATCAAATAGGTCAGTTGAAGGGTTAGTTGATTTATGAGCAAAGGTGTAGTGCTTTTTGCGCAGAATAATCATACTATTGACTATGTAAAGCAAGCGATATTTTGTGCAAAGAAAATAAAAAAACATCTAAATCTATCTGTTGCAATCGCAACGGATAATGTCGAGTATCTTAAAACAACATATCCTTACTATAAAAAATATATAGATGATGTTATTCCTCTAGAATGGAAAGAGTGTACACAAAAAAGAACATTTGGCGACGGCACAATGAGTACTCGCGATCTAGAGTGGAGAAATCATGATAGAAGTACTATCTATAATATAACACCGTATGATGAAACACTAGTGATGGACACTGATTTTATAGTTGGTAATAATTTACTACTAAATGCATTTAATACTGATGACGATTTTTTAATTTGTAGAGATGTTACAGATGTAAATCCTGAACGTGTAGAAAGTTTTGATAAGATAAGTGATAGAAGTGTTGACATGTATTGGGCTACGCTGTTTTACTTCAAAAAAAGTAAACGTACAGAAATATTTTTTAATTTAGTTGAACACATTAAAGAAAATTGGACTTATTATAGACTAGTATATCAAATACCTAATATTACATATCGTAACGATTTTAGTTTTAGTATTGCTATACATATGTTAAACGGTAACCAAAAAACAAACTGGCCTAAAGCAATGCCCGGAAAACTTTGGTTTACTACTGATAATGATGTATTAGTAAAAATGGATAATGAAAAGTATACGTTTTTACTTGATAAAAAAGATTGGCGAGGACATTACACTCTTTCAAGTATTGAAAACACTAACATTCATATTATTAATAAATTTAGTTTAGATAGGGCAATAAGCGAGGAACTAATTAATGAATAGAGGTTTTTGTTTATTAGCACAGAATAACGACACAACAGATTATGTTCGACAAGCATACGCACTAGCAGTAAGTCTTCATAAGCATAATACAGGACAAAAGATTAGTTTAATTACAAATGACATTGTTCCAGAAGATTGGCAGGCAGTGTTTGATAATATTATTCCAATTCCTTGGACAGATCAAGCAACTGAGTCAGAGTGGAAAATTGAAAATAGATGGAAAGTATATCATGCTAGTCCATATGATGAAACTATTGTATTAGAAGCAGATATGTTAATTGTATCTGATATTACTCATTGGTGGAAAGAATTAGAAAAGTACGAACTATTTTTTACAAGCAATGTTAGAACATACAGAGACGAACTAATAACTAATAGATTTTATAGAAAAACTTTTGATGCAAATGAATTACCTAATTTATATAGTGCATTACATTATTTTAGAAAAGGCAACACTGCAAAAGAATTCTACATATTACTTGAATTAATAGTAACCAATTGGGAGTTGTTTTACAGCAAATATGCAAAAGAAAGATATCAAAAATGGTGTAGTATTGATCTATGTGCCGCTATTGCCAGCAAAATATTAGGTAACGAAAAAGAAATTACAAACCCAAATAGTTGCATTACATTTACACATATGAAACCTCAAGTGCAAAATTGGGATCTTACACCTGACAAGTGGTCTAGTGTATTAGGAAAGTATTACCGAAATGATAATAAACTTATGCTTGGTAATTTTTTACAATCAGGAATACTACATTATGTTGAATCAGAATTTTTGTCAGACGAAATGTTAGAGAGGATTGAAAATGCAAGTAACTTATCTTAATTTTCAAGAAGATGGAAAAATAATAAAAGTATCTAATGTGCTAGATACTTCGACTCCGTACATTGAAGTTGATAAATCGTGGGCATATGATTTTGCAGATTGTAAAAAAAGTATGGATGATTATATTGTTGTGCCTAGTGATACATCAGAATCTAAATTTGAAATAAAATTTAAACATTCGTCAGCACTAGAAAGTTTTAACGTAGACGACAGCATACATCAAATAACAAAAAAACATACAACAACAAAGTTATTGTTTGCTATTGTACAAGACACTAAAAAAGGCCAATGGAAAGTAAAAATATCAGACGATTTAAAAAATTTACTAAACAGTACAACCTTTTATAAAGATAAAAAACATCATTTGTTTGTAACACAAGAAAATGATCCTAACTTTTTATTAGATACTCTAGTAGTTAATTTTGGTGAGTTACTTAGTGGGCAAACATATATTATTGAAAGCGCAAATAAAGAAGTTGCTCAAACTCCTAATGTGAGTGTATACTGTGGTAAGGCGTTTGAAAATTATAAACATATAGTGGAAAGTTAATGAATGAACAAAATTAAAGTAGTTGACCAAGATATTATTTTCTTATCTTATGACGAACCTAATGCAGAAAAAAATTATGCAGATCTATGTAGTAAAGTGCCTTGGGCCAAACGTGTACATGGTGTAGAAGGTTCAGATGCCGCACACAAAGCATGTGCAGACCTAAGTGAAACTGAATACTTTGTTACTGTAGATGCAGATAATATTGTAGATCAAGAATTTTTAAATCAAGAAATTGATCTAGAAGATTTAGGAGTTGATGCAGATTATGTTTTCAGTTGGTGCGGCAAAGTACATGTAAATGGACTAATGTACGGCAATGGGGGCCTTAAGATGTGGACACGTAAATTTGTACACAATATGAAAACACATGAGCATTCAGAAGAAGGAGACGATCGTGGCAAAGTTGAATTCTGCTTCGACAACAAATATTACCAGTTTAACGAAAACTTTAGTGTTTCTTATACTAATGAGACACCTTGGCAGGCTTGGAGGGCGGGCTTTAGGGAAGGTGTTAAGATGAGTTTAGATCAAGGAGCCAAAGTAAATGACTTGCGTACAGTATGGTGGCAAAATTATGATAGACTTTTAATATGGAGTCAAATAGGAACAGATGTTAAAAATGGTATATGGAGTATACTTGGCGCAAGACAAGGCTGTTATATGACAAACTGCACAGACTGGGACTATGCTAATGTAAGAGATTTTAAGTGGCTAAACAACTTTTGGGAAAGTGATGTAAAAAATTTAAACCCAGAAGAGTCAGCAGAATATTATGGATTAGAGATACTCAAAGGAACAGGAGTTGATATCTCTACTAAACCACTAGACGCAGAACAAAGTAAATTTTTTAAAAGCGTCTATCAGAACAGTGCAAGGATTTTAAGAAGAGCAAAATGAACTTTGGTGTAAAAAAATGGAAAGCCTCAATTGATAACTTTTTTGGCTGGGTAAAGAAAACAGAGCTAGTAGAATTAGAAGATATTGATGTAACAGAAGATCCGGTACGGCCTGAACTTGATGTTGAATGGCGTACAAGTTATAGCAGGAAGATTTACGGATTAAAATACGAAGATGATATCGAAGGTATTATATGTATTGCATATACTAACGACATTCCGTCTAGTGTAAAAGAATTAGATCTAATGAGTCAAAATGCACATTTACAGGACAATGCAAATACAGCAGTTGCATACACCGTGTGGAGTCGTAAGCGTGGTGCCGGCAAAGAACTAATTCATCAAATTGGTGACTTAATGAAGTCAAGACCTGATATTGACACACTAGTAACACTGTCACCGTTAACTCCTATGGCAACACACTTCCATATAAGAAACGGTGCAAAGCAAATTTCTATTAATAATACAACACAAAATTTTAAGTATGAAATATGAGTAACGAACAGCGTATACAAGTACTAGAAGAAAAACGTGAAAAGATTAACAACGTAAGTTGTTCCTTCTGTACGGCCAAATGGCTACAAACTACGCTACTATTACAGAACGGTTACAATCATAGTTGTCATCATCCTGCGCCTCATAAAATACCTTTTAAAGAAATTTAAGCAGATCCTGCGGCATTACACAACAGCGAATACAAAAAACAACAACGTGCTAAGATGCTTAATGGAGAACGTCCTAAAGAATGTGGTTACTGTTGGAAGATTGAAGATTTAGGTAACGACTACTTTAGTGACAGACATTATAAAACAAGTGATACCTGGGCATGGGATAGATTTGAAGATATTGCTAAAAGTAATCCGCAAGAAAATGTTTATCCTAGTTATTTAGAAGTTAGTTTTTCAAACGCATGTAATTTTGCGTGTGCTTATTGTTCTCCTGAAATTAGTAGTAAATGGATGGAAGATATAAAACAAAATGGAGAATATCCAACTAAACACGGTTCGCATAATTTAGACTACTTAAAGCAGTCTGGCAAAATGCCTTATAAGAACAGTGAACATAACCCTTATGTAGAAGCGTTTTGGAAATGGTTTCCTGATGCACTGCCTCACTTAAAGGTATTGCGTATTACAGGCGGCGAACCTACTATGGCAAAAGACACTTGGAAGTTACTTGATTATTTGATTGAACATCCTCGTAAAGATTTAGACATTGCAATTAATAGTAACTTGTGTGTAACTGATGCATTAATTAAAAAACTTATTCTTAAAATTAATCAACTTGCTGATGTAGGTGTTAAAGTTGATGTCTATACTAGTTTAGAAAGCACAGGTGCTCAGGCAGAATATGCAAGAGACGGACTTGACTATTACACTTGGATCAAAAATGTTGAAAGCATACTAAAAGAAACAAAGTCAACAGTTGCTATGATGACAACAATAAACATTTTGAGTCTGCCAACCTTTTTAGATTTTATGATGTGTATTATGGACTTCCGTAAACTTTATAATAAAAGTTTTGATGTTAACAGAATACCTTTGAGTATTAATATTATGCATTGGCCACCGCATTTGCAATGTACCTTACTTGATAAAGACTATAGAACAAATGTTGCAAATACTATTGAATCAGTTTGTAAAACTTGGTTAAAGTATTATACCAAAGAAAAATATGCTAGATTATACTTAGAAGAATTTGATCAGATACAAAGACTGTGCGATTATTTGCGTAATACAGAGTCAGCTACGGAGCATAGAGCTGACTTTGTAAGATACATACATGCATACGATGAAAGAAGAAACAAAGACTTTGTGGACGCATTTCCACAATACCAACATTTGTTAGAGGAATGGAATGCCTAAAAAACCAGACGAATCATTACAAGAATATCGAGATAGAGTACTAGACAGCAAAAGCGAAAGTTTCTGTGGTGCTAAATGGTTTAATGCTACCACATGGTTAGGTAGCGGAACTACTGCAAGTTGTCATCACCCGCCTGCGCACAAAATTCCTGTTGTTGAAGTTGAAGAAGATTATACAGCTATTCATAATACTAAACATAAAAAAGAAATGCGCCGTATGATGCAAAAGGGCGAACGTCCTGCAGAGTGCGAGTATTGCTGGAAAATGGAAGATATGAAAAAGAATGCTGTTAGTGACCGAACGTTCAAAAGTATTATCTATTCAGATGAAGAATTACAACGTGCATACGAAATGGATCATAACAGTAGTGTAGATCTTAAAACATTTGAAATTGCATTTGATAGAACATGTAACTTAGCATGTTCATATTGTAATGCAAGTTTTAGTACAACTTGGGCAAAGGATATTAAGAAGAATGGCGAGTACACAAACTTAGTTAGTGACGGAGCAGGCGCATTTCGACAAGACGGTAGTTGGACACAGCCTTATAAAGATGATGAAGACAATCCTTATATTCAAGCGTTTTGGAAATGGTGGGACAATGGCCTAGCAGACAGTTTAGAAGAACTGCGTGTTACGGGCGGCGAACCATTAATGAGCGGAAACACGTGGAAGTTATTTGATTGGTTTAATGAACAAGACTCAAATATGCGTTTTGCAATCAACAGTAATCTAATTGCTAAAGATAGTATTATTGATAAACTAATTGAAAAAACACAAGGAATGAATCATTTTGAATTGTATACTAGTTGTGAAGCAGTTGGTGCCCAGGCAGATTATATACGTGATGGTTTAGATTACGACCAGTGGACTAAAAATATTAAACGTATACTAACGGAAGCAAATACTAAAGGCGTACATATTATGATGACTATTAACAGTCTTTGCTTGTTTAGTATTACAGAATTTTTAGATGACGTATACAAGTTAAAAGAACTAACACAAAGTAGAACACCAACAGTGAGTTTAAACTTATTACGTTTTCCAAGTTTTCAAAGTCCGTTAGCACTTCCTAATCATATTAAAGATCATTGTCATGATAAATTATCAACTTGGTATGAGGTTAATAAAAATAAACCAGGATGGAGCGAATTTGAAAAAGCAAGTATTGAAAGGTTAATTGATTACTTAGTTACTGTAGATGCTCCGCATAGACGTACAAGTAATCCTGTAACATTGTGGCGCGACTTTAAAACGTTTTATGCACAATACGATGTGCGTAGAAACAAAAGTCTAAATGTATTTCCTAAAATACTAACAGATTGGGTTGAAAGTATTCCAGATACAGATGCAAGTATTATGGAACTTGCCGAACAAGAAGGCTGGATACTAACTCCTGATAATAAAAACATCGAAAAACCCTTGGCAATTTATGACTGATAAAGTTGGACCATACTTTTGTACTGCACCGTGGACACATACATATGTTAGCCCGCAAGGCGAACGTAGGCTATGTTGTGCAAGTAGAGAAGATGCATCATTTCAAAAACAATATATAGATGCAGGCGACAACGATAATGCAGAGTTTAATCCTATAACTCTTGAAGAGCATTGGAATAGCGAATACATGAAGGATATTCGTAAACGAATTCTTGCAGGAGAAAAAATTAGCCAATGCGATGTGTGTAATAACCAAGTGTTAAATTTACATACGTATAAAAATTATTTTACTAATACATTGTTTCCGCATAAAGTTGAAGATATTATAGCAAGTACAAGAGAAGATGGTTATACAACTATGCAACCAATTAGTTTTGACTATCGTATTTCAAATCTATGTAACTTCAAATGTCGTATGTGCGGAGAGCAACTTAGTTCAAGTTGGGAAACAGAAAAGATAAAACACAATGTTGTAAATTATGAACGTGAAAAATGGATGGAACCAACTACACGTAAGAAAATTGCTACATTTCAAAAAGAAGTTTTAGAAACAGAACTCCAAGAAGCAGTTGACAAAGGTATTGTAGAAGAACTGTATTGGGTTGGCGGCGAACCGTTAATGTATGACATCCATTGGCGTATTATGCAACAGTTGGTTAACGAAGGCAACAGTAAAGATGTTGTTGTACGTTATAACACAAATTTATCCCGTACACATTATAAAGATTATAAACTATATGACATGCTGGATAACTTTAAACGTGTTAATATTTGTGCAAGTATAGACGGTGTAGGTGCTGTTGGCGAGTACATTAGAACAGGACTTAATTGGAACGAATGGTTACAAAACTTTAAAGATGGTATGTTCCTTATAGACAAGTATGGCGATGATGCAATGGTGTTTGATGTAACTCTTACAACTCCTGGATTGTTTGATCTAAAGCGTATGTTTGATATAGTTACAGAACTAAACGTAAAAAGCTATTTTAAAATTACATTTGCATTCGACCCAAGTGTGCTAATGAGTCCAATGTGTTTGCCTAGAGCAGTGTTAGATGAACAAATACATAATCTGCTTGATTATATCAAACCAAGAGTAACTCCTAAAACTCGTGTATACCAAGAAACACTTGAAAATATGTTAGAAAGACAAACTTTCGAAGAAGAATATATTAACTATAAAGATGGTTGGCGTAGAGGTAAAAAGAATATATTATTTTTAGAAAGTATTAGACAGCAAGACGTTACGTTTAGGGACACCTTAAGTAATGCAGGCAAGGAATGGTGGGACAACATTGAGTAAAACTTTTTGCCCATTACCGTGGACACATTTAGCAACACATCCGCATGGCAGTGTTACACTATGCTGTGAAAGCGACATGACCAATCGTGCTAGTGAAGCACAAGATCTTCCACGCGAATTTATTACTTTACATAATACAACATACGATTTTGAAAAGATAATGAACTCAGACTTGTTCAAACAAGTTCGTAAAGATATGCTAGACGGCAAAATGCCAGCACCTTGTACAAAGTGCTACAAGTTAGAAGCACTAGGTAACGAAAGTAAACGTACTCGTGATACAAAACTTTTAGATTTTAATCTAGAAGATGCACAGAGCATTACACAAAAGGATGGAACTTTAACAGAAGTTAATTTTGAATTTATAGAATTAAGACTAGGAAACATTTGTAATCTAGCATGTCGTTCATGCAATCCGCAAAGTAGTTCAAAATGGATACGTGACTGGGAAAAGTTAAATGAGCGCAAGTTTGATACGCCACAAAGCATGTTTGACTGGCCATTAGACGAAAGATTTTGGGCAAGTTTAGCAGAACACTGTAACAATACTCGCAAGGTTTATATTAATGGCGGCGAACCATTACTTGTTGATAAGCATATGCGTTTCTTAGAATTTTTAATTGAAAAAGATTTAGCAAAAAAAATTACACTAGTATACAGTACAAATTCAACAATTATAAATGACAAATATATAAACTTATGGAAAGAGTTTGAGCAAGTTGAGTTTATGGTATCTATTGATGACTTAGAAGATAGAAATAGTTATTTGCGACATCCTGCAAAATGGGATAAAACTATAGAAGCATTTGATTGGCTTCATAGCTTAGGACATAAATCTTATGTATTACAGACAGTAAGTATTATGAATATTTACTATATAAAAGAAGCATGGGAATATTGGAACAACAAAGGCGTGAATGTATCACACAATATGGTACATCATCCTAATTTTTATAGTGCGGCAAATGCACCTGAACATGCAAAACAAGCAATTTTACAAAAAATTGACGGTCTGCCATTTTATGACCAAATAAATAACTTCCTAAGTCAGTCATCTAACCCTAATGCGTTTAATCAATTTTTTGATGAAAACAAAAGATTAGATGTTATTCGCAAACAAAGTTATGCAGACGTATTTAAGGAATGGCATGATATACTTTTACTATGATCAAATTATAGAAGGACAACCTGCTCCTAATGGGTCACGTAATATTGGTCTAACAAAAGATGTTCGACGTGTTCCGTATTATAAAGGATATGATGCTAGTTCTTGTATAGCAAAGTTTACTACTTTTTATTTTACAATGAAATCTCATAAAGTAAATGTTGAACTATTTACAAATAAAGAGACTAAGAAAAATTTATACTATCCTATTGAATTAAATCATACATACTATGGCTGGAACAGATCATGGATTAATTTAGTTTCGGCAAAGGCTAAAAAATTTATTCGTAAAAAGAAAATGCGCCTTCTTATTTTAGCGCCTCGAGTATCTGGCAATGCTTTTATAATTTCACAAATGAAAATAAGAATTGACGAGCTTGTTGAAAGCGGAATACCTAAAGATAGAATACATGTTGTATTAGGTGAACTCAAAGACGTATACAAACCGTTATTAGATTTAAAAAATGTATATGGGTTTGATTGGTGGCAAGTATATATGCAAACAGTTTGTAAAGTTCGCAGTGGTGAATCTTCATTGCATTGGATCTCACATGATGATAATTTTCTAAAAAAATCAAATGATATTCCGTTAGACTACGGAAGCAATCCTCCAAAGAAACTTTTTAATGTTGTACCTAGTCATCATGCTAAACATGATATAACACTTTTATTAGAATTAGCCAATAGGAAGTTATTAGAAAAAGGATCTTTTACGTTTAATCATAATAATTACAAATTAGATAATACTGATCCAAAGTCTTTGTTTAATGCTAGAAAGTCGTCTGTTGAAACAGAACACAAGAAAGGTTTGATAAAAAACTTAGAACAGTTTTCAAACGGTGTAATAGATCAAAGTGATAAGCTATCATACGACAAGGATGAATATAATAATTCAACATTATCTATTATTTGTGAAGAAAATGATTTACAGCCTTTTGGCTATTATAGTCAAGAGCTTGCGGCATTACGTGCTGGACCTCGTATCTGGCAACATATAGCATTAGGACATCCTTTTATGGTACTTGGCACAGTTAATACAGTTTCTTATCTTAATAATGAAGGATATTTTTCATACAATGAGCTAATAAGGCAAACATATGATTCAACATATGATCCGGCAATACGTTCTGAACAAATTGTTGATAATATTGAATTTTTAGATTCATTGAGCCAAGAAGATTTTGATAACAGAATACGTGAAGTAACTCCGTTTGTTAAAAAGAATAGAGAAAAGTTTTTTAACAAACGGATGGAAGGTAAATTTATACAACTTTTCGTTGACATGAGACAGGAATGATAGTACAATATAACTATGTATGATATCGTTTTTCTTAATGATAACACTCTTTTGGCTAAACAGTCTTGGAACTCTCTTAAGGAGAAATATCCTAGAGCAAAATCTGCCGAATCGTTAGAAGAAGCACAACTTAAAGTGCTTACTAAAATGTTTTGGGTAGTATGGCCTGATATTAAAATTAGTGAAACGTTTGCATTTGACTATGTAGCCGATGAATGGAGTATGGATTATATTCATACTTTTTTAAACGGAGAAAACTACGATGGTGTAATGCTAGTACCTAAACGTGCTGAAATAAATCATAGAGAAATAGCTCACAGATTCTTTATTAACAAAAAAGAAGTAGATATTGTTGCAAGCACTCCGGTACCATTTGATGTATTTTACATAGATACTTGGGAAGAATACGAACAAGCATTAGAAAAAAGCTCAACAGAAATGTTTTGGGCAGTATCGCATAATTTAAAATATGATCAAACATACATAAACAACTTTTATTTTAGTCACCACAATAGTTACGATAGAAAGGAAAATCATGCATTTGTACATGATGTTGATGGGAGGAAATTA